CCTACACATAAGCCGAACACCAGCGGTGTATAAGATCCGCGACGAAATCACACGTCAAGTGTGGTTCTCTGGAGCATTCACCTACCATTTGCCGACCGGCTGGAAAAGCCGGAATGCGATCGATAGGTTGGCTGCTAAGGCCGATGCCCTTATGGGTATCGATCTTACGCCAGAGGTGTTGTGGAACGTTACACCCTGGAGCTGGGCCGTTGACTGGTTTTCCAATGCGGGAGATGTTATTTCAAATCTCTCGGATTGGTCCACAGACGGTTTGGTGTTGAAGTATGGTTACGTCATGGAGCATAGCTCTCATGTGCGGACATACTATCACGATAGTGCTGGCACGAATCCGCGCCAAGACATTATCGGGTCACCTGTCATTGCGACACGAACAGTGAAGCAACGGCATGTGGCTACACCATTTGGGTTCGGCCTTAACTGGGACGGCTTTACACCGCGACAGTGGGCCATCACTACGGCTTTGGGTCTTACCCGAGGCCGCAAGTGAGTATATTGTCTGCGTTCAGCCAACAGGAAGCCAAGATCTGGCTTCTAGGAGTGATGCCTGTGGCGTTTACCGACCCCTTGTCCATTACGATCTCTGCAGTGACGACTCCCCTCCCACGCACAAGCGTGGACGAGGACGAATCGCTGTACACGAGTTCGGATGGGCTCATCAGGGTGACGGCTTCCCATGACATTGGGAAGAGAACCCGTCGCCTTCTGAAGGTCGAGCATTCGAAGTTGACTTCGGATCCGTTCAAGCCGACAGAGAACGTTCGAGTGTCGATGAGTCACTACATCGTCTTCGACGTTCCCCCTGCCGGCTATTCGGCTACGGAGCAGTTGGCTGTCTACACGGGTTTCAAAGCCCTGTATTCGGCCACTTCGGACGCACTCATCACCAAACTTCTTGGCGGTGAGTCGTAGAACGCTGTTGGGCGTTTTTCTGTCAACATGTTTCCTAAGAAATTAGGATTCATGGAGCCAGAGAAGCCCCAGCAGGGAGACCGCGAGGAAACCGGAGTTGTTGTCTATCTTAAGTTTGACTACAAAGTCATCCTTTTGATAGCGATCATCTTCGATTTTCTCCACATTTCGCTTCGTGAGTTCGTCGCTCAGCTGTTCTTCGGCTGATCGATCCGCTCACTTGCTTATGTGGGGATCTCCTGCCTTTCGGCATGTTCATGCTATCAATCATTGAAGGCGTTAACCCGCGATGAGGTGGTAAACCTCATCTTTGATTGATGCAATCGTCATCAGGCTAGGCATTCGGTTACCCCCAGTTAGGAGGGCCGATGAAAAGGCTGATGTCACTCTGGTCCCAGATAGCAGAGGAATCTGCTATCCGATGCAGCACTAGCGCCACTGCGGACATTAATACCGTCCGCAGGCGGATCGAACATGAGGGGTACTCGTTTCTAACGATTACCCTACCTGATTATGGAAAGGCCATCCAAAAATGGTTGGACCATGGTCAGGTCGAGATCAACTCTTCGTTTACAAGGCGAAGAGGATGTCTCCCCCTATTTCTAGGAGGTTTCATCTCTCGTGTGTTCGACCGGTCTAGTGGCTTGTTGCTCGATGACCCCTGTGTCGATTCAATAATTGCCCTACGTCAACTCACGTTGATGTTTGGCAAGATTTCTCTGGATTGCTCCCCAGCAAGACAGAGAAGAGCGATACGGAGGTACCTCGAGTGTGAGCAGGATGTTCGCCTTTCTGACATGAAACTCAGCAAGAAAGATATTGCTGAGTTCTGCTCAATGTCGGATTTGCTCTTCCGGAGAGTCTTTACCCAGATGGATAGAGATATCTATTATGGAGAGATTCTTCCGAAGCATGGCCCAGGTAGTACTGCTGATCGGCTCACCAGCAATGGTAAGTACCGACAGCAATCCTGGACTAGGCGACTCGATGGGGTCTTTCCCTCATACGAGTACCTCATTCCAAATCTTCATTTTCATGAAAATTTGAATGAGGTGAACATCCTCGAACCTGACGCTGAGATACCTGTCAAGGTTATCTCAGTGCCTAAGACGTTGAAAACTCCTCGGATTATTGCGATGGAGCCTGCGTGTATGCAATATACACAGCAGGGCCTCCTTCGCTGTTTTCTGAGTGCTTACGAAAGGGATGAACTCCTCCGTAAGCTGATCGGATTTTCTGACCAAAGGCCTAATCAGCTTTTGGCACAGAAAGGCTCCCTTAACGGGGAAACCGCAACACTCGATCTGAGTGATGCATCTGATAGAGTTTCCAATCAGCTCGTCAAGGCGATGTTTTCTCATTGGCCTCTTTTGGAGGAGGCCTTTGATGCAACACGTTCTCGCCGGGCCGAAGTGCCTGGACACGGAGTAATCCGTTTGTCCAAGTACGCGTCAATGGGTTCAGCACTTTGCTTCCCGGTGGAAGCAATGGTCTTTACGACCTTGATCTTCATCGGGATTCAAAGATCGCTCAACACGTCACTTTCCCGAAAGGACGTAAAACGTCTTTCGGATTCGGTGCGCGTCTATGGGGACGATCTTATCGTTCCTGTAGATCATGTGCATACCATCGTACAGACTCTCGAACATTTTGGTGCTCGAGTTGGTCTGGACAAGTCATTCTGGACCGGAAGGTTCAGAGAGTCTTGTGGGAAGGAATATTTTAATGGCTCGGATGTATCCCTAGTCCGAGTCAGGCAAACGTTACCTTCCACGATGGCAGACGCGACGGGTGTCATCGCAACTGTTGCCCTACGGAACCAACTCTATATGAGTGGTTACTGGAAGACAGCTAGTTGGTTGGATAATCAACTTCGGGATTTGTTGAGATACTATCCCGACGTTGAGCCAACGTCACCCGTGCTGGGCAGGGTCTCATTCCTCGGTTACCAAGCCGAAAGAATGCACCCAAGCCTTCATAGCCCTCAAGTTCGGGGCTATGTAGTGGAGGCCAAAGCTCCTAGTGATGAGCTAGGAGATGCTGGTGCCCTTCTCAAGTGTTTACTCAAGATGGAGAGCGGTGGTCAGTATAAGGGATGGAGTAGTCATACTCCACAGATTCCCTGCTACCGCACCGTCGAGGATCATGAAAATGATCCTTCCCCGTGGGCGCCACCCATGGGTCAAGACGAGATGCACTTGAAGCGTTCTGGACGCCCCAAGCACGTCAGCATCAAGCTTGGGTGGTGGTCACCCCATTAAGGAGTGATCGGGGCCAACAGGCCTTGTGGGGGAG